CGGGGCATCGGGGATCTCCGGGATCAGTGGGGAGGAGAAGCGTCAGGCCAGCGGCGAGCCGGCGACGGTGAAGAACAGCGTGACGGGGACGGAGGCAGCCCTGGCCGCAGCGGCGCCCTCGACCTCGATATCCTCGAACTCTGCCGCGCCGGGCTGCGTCCATTCCACCGCGCCGCCGAGGGTGCGGTCGGCGGTGACTGCGGCGGCGAGGTCCACCAGCAGGGCGTCCAGCATCGCGGTGCGGGCCGAGGGTGTCGCACCGGGGACGGTGACCTCGACCTCGGCGCGGTGCTCGGTCGCCCAGGCGAGCGGCGACAGGATCGCGGTCTCCTCGACCGTTTCGCCGTCACGCAGGACCACCAGCCCGCCCGGCGGCAGCCGCTGCGGCACCGTCTCGCCGCGCAGCACCAGGGGAGCGGGATTACGGGTGGCGAGCGCCGCCGCAAGACGGCCATGTAGCGCCGCGATCGCGGCCTCACGCATGCTCACGGTGCCGCCCTCCCGCTCTCGTCGGACGCATGCGTCCGACCCCAGGCCGCGACAAAACGTCCCGGCAACCGACGCAAGCCGCGCTCGGCGGCACCCTTCACGTCCAGCCGCTTGACGAGCTTCACCTGCGGCAGCAGCAGGAACATCGGCACCATGCCGCGCTGGAGCATGCCGCGGGCCCAGGCCTCGCGGCCCTTGCGGTGGCTGGTGCCGATCTCGGCGAGGCCGCCGGCGATGAGGCGGGTGCGGCGACGCCGGCCGGTCTGCTCGCCCTGGCGGAGAGGGAGGCACCACACGAAGCCCCGCCCAGACTGGAACGGCCGCAGGAAGCCCTGGCCCGAGGCGACCATCTGCGCCGGCGTCACGCGCAGGCCTTTCTCGCCCCGGCCCCGGCGTCCCCGCGCCGCGTTGAAGCCGGTCGGGATGGCGAGGAACTTTCCCCCGCCCTTGGCACGGATCATCGCCCCCCGCTCGAAGGCGTCGATGACGTTCGGCACCTTGGTCCAGACCAGCCCAGCGGGACGCAGCGACTGGCCGCTGCGGGGGAAGACCTGCGAGCGCCAGGCATTGGCGATGCCGCGCGCGTTGCCGCCGAAGCTGCTGGTGACCTGTTTGCGCAACTCAGCCTTCACCTGCTCGGTCTCGCCGTAGATCGCCGTCATCGCCGCGCGCTCGCCGGCCCGCACCTCCGCGGCGAGCACCTGCCGCAGGTCGCCGACGATGCGGGCGGCCTACCTCACGGGGTGCCGCCGCCGGGCGGCAGGCCGGTGCGATGGCGGATGATGGCGACTGCGAGGTCATGCAACGCCGCCTGACCGAGATAGCCGAACACGAAAGCAAAGAGGAACCGGCCGTACTCGTTGAACTCGAGAAAGCCGCCGAGCGCATAACCGGCGCTGCCGACCAGCGCGGCCGAGGGAACCTCCCAGGCGAGGCACCAGCCGAAGCGGCGACGCTCGGGATTGTTCCAACGCACGAAGCCGCCGGCGAGGCCGGCGGCGGCGCCGAGCAGCAGGTCGCGCAGGATCTCCAGCAGGGTCAGGGCGTTCTGCGGCATGGGGTGGGGCTCCTATCGCTGGCAGAGCACCCGCCAGGCGGTGCCGGAGGCGTCGCGCTCGGCATGGGTGACGGTGAGCAGGTCGGGGCCGAGGGCGAAGCTGTCGCCGGCGGCGAGGTCGGGGAGGACAGCGATGGCGACCGAGAGGATGTCGGTCGCGGAGAGGATCTCGGTGCCGAAGGCATCGGCCACGCGATCCGGAGAGGAGCGCAGCACCCGAAGGGCGATCGGCGTGCCGCTGCCGCCCGGTCGATAGACCGCCTCGGCCCCCAAGTTCGGGTCCGCGACGAGAGTGAGCATCGCGTTGGCAAAGGCGTTCACTGCTCGCCCCCGTCCGCGGGGTTGAGCCGCCGCACCGCGGCCAGCCGCCCGGCGCAGTCGGCGTGCGCCGCGTCGTAGGCCAGCAGCAGCTCCGCCACCTGTCCCTGGGTCAGGTGGTCGGTGGCTGGCAGCACCGGCGCCGCGGCGCAGACCAGCAGCGCGTCAGGGAGGCGGAGCGGCAGCAGCCGGATCTCCAGTGGTGCGGCCGGCGCGCAGGCGCTCGACAGCAGCGCGCAGCACAGGGGCAGCGCCGGCAGCGTGGCTCGGGTCACGGCGCAGAGCCTCCAGATTGGCGCCAAGGCGCGCGGCCTGAGCACGGGCGCGCTCGGCCTCGCCGCTCAGCACGGCGATGTGGCGCGCGTGCTCGGCGGTGGCGCGGGCGAGCGCGGCGGCATTCGCCTCCGCCGCGCGGCTGGCCGTCGCGGCATCCAGGCGGGCGGCGTCGCGCTGCGATCGGAAATGCCAGGCGGTCAGCGCCGTCATGGCGACGGCTGCTGCCAGACCGATCGGCACGGCGTGCCGGCCGAGCAGCGCAAGCATCGCCGCGCCCATCAGGGATAGGCCGTGCGGTCGAGCTCGAAGTGCGGCCCGTCCCGAAAGGAGGCCCAGTCGCCGCCCCAGACGATCGGGATGCCGAGGTCCTTCGCCGCAGCCTTCATCGCCGCGCCGATCTGCTCGTACAGCATCCAGTCCCAGCGGATCTCGCCCTGCTCGACCGCACCGTCGCCGTCGTCGAGCCAGTAGGCCAGATCGACGGCATGGCCGGTGAGGTGTCGGCTGTTCATGGTGCGCGAGGCACCGATCGCGACCAGCCGGGCCTGGCGCTCGCGCGAGCGCAGCCCCTCGGTGACGATAAAGGGCACCGCCTGGCGGGCCCGTTCGACGACACGCGCCAGGTCGCGGTGCACGCCCTCAAGGCGCGCGCGATCGCGCGGCAGCAGCATCACGCCCCCGAGGCCGGCACGCGGGCCAGCATTACGCGGACCGTGGCGTCGGCCGCCAGCGCCGCGACGGTGCAGAGCCCGACCTGGTAGTTGCCGGTGGCGGTGGTGGTGATGCGGCGGTTGGTGTTGTCCCAGAACACCCGCGCCCCCTGGCTGATGGCGAGCGAGGGCTCCTTGGTGAGCTCGAACTCGCCGCGGGTTTCGCACTCGACGCTGGCGCTTTGGGCGGCGTCGGAGGCGGCGACGCCGAAGAAGGCGCCGACCAGCATGCCCTGGCCGGAGAGGATGCCGCCCGCATAGGGCACCACCATCGGGATGGACCGTGCGTCGGGGCGGATGCAGTTGCGCATGAGATATGCTCCAAGGATGCTGTGGCGGGGTGGGACGCGGCCCGAGGACCGCTCGGACCGAAGGGCACGACGTTTGCGGGGGCCGAGGAGCGAATGACGCTGGAGAACACAGGCCAGGCAACGGACATGGAGAACGCGTCCCGCGCTCTGGGCCGTGCGATCGGGGCCGCCGTCCTGGCCATCGGGGGCCTCGGCGCGACACTGGCATCGGCCGCGTGCTGCGCGCTGCCCGTGGTGTTGGCCACCCTGGGCATTGCGGGCGGCACCTGGATGCTGGACATCGCCGTGGTCGCCGGCCCGTGGCAGCGCGACCTGCTGTGGGGCGGCGCGGCGACCCTGGTCCTCGCCCTTGTCGTGACCGGTCCGCGCGGCGCACCGGGCTGCGCCGAGGGCCTCTGCGCCAAGGCAGGATTCCGGGTGCCGCTGATCGGCCTCGTCATGCTCGGCGGCGGGCTGGCCGGGCTTACTCTGGCGGCGGGATGAACCGGATGCCTGTCACCCTGGTCTCGACGATCACCTGCCCGCAATGCGGGCACGCGCAGCAGGAGACGATGCCGACCGACGCCTGCCAGTGGTTCTACGATTGCAAGGGGTGCGGCGCCGTGCTCCGCCCGAAGCCGGGCGACTGCTGTGTCTACTGTTCGTACGGCGACGTGCCGTGTCCGCCGATCCAGCTCGCCCGCGCCGAGGACCGCAGCGGTTCGTGCTGCGGCACGTCCTGACGCGGGCGCAACGGGATCAGGTGCCCGGGTTGAACCAGGCGCCGCGCCAGTCGATGGCGCCGACGCCGAAGTCGAAGATCACGCTGACCTCGACGCCGTCGGCGCCCTGCACCGGGCCGGTGGTGACCTGTGGTCCCTCCGCCCCGTTGAGGTAGCCGTAGACATAGACCGGCGCGGCAACCGGGTCGGAGAACAGGTACCAGCGGTTCGCCTGGATCAGCGGCTCGATCACCGGCTGCACGAAGCCGGCAAAGACGTTCGCCTTGCCGATCTCGCTCGCCTGCACCACCACCGTCGCCTGCCGCGCGGCGAGCTCGAGGTTCGGCCCGACCAGGAGGCGCATGGTCTGGCCCATCGAGATCGGCAGGCCGTCGAGCGTGCGCTGCTTCATGATGGCGGTGCGGCCGGCGCCGATGGTCGCGGTGTCGAGCACGGTGCCGGTGCTGGCCTTGTTGGCCCGCGCCGCGGCAGTGCCGAACACCGCCGCGCTGCTGGTGGTCAGCGTCGGGCCGTCGCCATTGGCGCTGTTGAGCAGGTTGTAGGCGGTGGCGTTCTCGAACTCGGCGACGCGGCGGCCGATGGCGGCGGCGAAGTCGGTGAAGGCGCCGAGGTCGTCGTTGACCAGCATCGGGCGCGTGACGCGGATGCGTCGCGCGAAGGTCTGCAGCAGCACGATCTCCTGGCTCTCGGACATGGTCCCGACCTGGATCTCGCCGTTCTCGGCGAGCGGCAGCAGGGTCGGAAAGTCGCCGATGCGCAGGTGCCGGTGCGGCTTGAAGTCGCGGAAGTCCCGCCGGAGGAAGATCTGGCGGTAGGTCGGCTGCGCCGGCTGGTAGGCGGCGAGCAGCATCTTGTTGGCGGCGGCCGCGAGCAGCAGAGGGAAGTCCGAGCTGGAATAGAAGGCGCGCTCGGCGAGGAGGGTCGGATTGCGGGGCACGCTCCGGTCGCCGCGGGCGCGCAGCAGCTCGCCAATCATGTCGGAGGGGCGCCAGCCCATGAACTCCGAATGCCGTCCCGACCCCTGCGGCTGGTAGCCCGGCATCGCGCGCACGGCGAGCGCCTCGGCCATGGCGTCGAGGATCTGCGCCGGATCGTCGTGGCCGGGGCCGGTCTCCGGCCGAGCGGGCACGGAGGGCCGCGGCCCCTGCGCCACCAGGGCGTCGAACAGGGCGCGGCGGGCCTGGTCGCCGGTCCAGCCCTGGGCGATGGCCTCAGCACGGAGCGGCGTAGTGCGGTCCGCCGGCAGCAGGGCGCGGGCGGCCTCCACCGCGGCATCGATGCCGGCGATGCGCTCGCGCTCGGCGCGCTGCGCCTCGGCACGGACCGCGTCGAGGTCCGGTGCGGCGCGGGTCGGCTCGGGCGCCGGCGCGCTGGGCGTGGTGGTCACGGTGGTCTCCTGGGGCGGGGTGGCGGGCGGCGCAGACGTCGCCGGCGCGGCCGGGGTCTCCGGCGTCGTCTCGGGCATGGTGGATTCCTCGTCAGGCAGGGCAGGTTCGATCGCGATGGCGGGCGCGCCCTGCGGCGCCTCGCCACGCACGGATGCGTCCCGATCGACAGGGACCGGCACGACGGAGATCTCGAAGGGCTCCCAATCCACTGCACGGTGGACGGTCTCGCCCGATGCCGCATCGGGCCGCGGCTCGTAGCGGTGCACGCGGTAGCCGACGCTCACCGCCCGCAGCGTGCCGTCGGCGATGCGCTGCCAGACCGGCTCGACGTCGGCGGCGATGCTGAACTGCAGCGTGGCATAGCCGCGCCCGCGCTCGAGGCGAGCGGCGGTGACGCGGCCGAGCACGTCGCGGGCGCCGCCGCGGCGGTGGGTGTCGAGCACCGGGGCGCGGCCGGAGCGGAGCGCCTCCATGCGCACCGCGTTCGGCGACATCTCCAACTCCTCGGTGATCAGGCCGAGGGCGGGGACGAAGTTGCGGGCGCGCGCGCCGGTGCTCCACACCACCTCGACGGTGCGGGCGGCGCGATCGACGGTGGCAGGCGCGGTGATGGCGCGCTGCGCCACGAGCGGAACGTCCGCCGCGGTGGGCGCAGCAGCAGGCTCCGGTACGGCATCGCTGCCGCCCGGTTCGATGGGTTCGATCATGCTCAGCCCTGTGCTGGGGTCTCGCGCGGTGGGGCGGCGGCGCCGGTGGCGGCGATCTCGACCGCGGCCATCTGCGCGGCGTCCTGCGCCGCGCCGGACTTCGCGACCCGGCGCGGATCGGTGTCGAGCGAGATGCCGGCCTCGTCGAGCAGGGCGTTGGCCTCGCGGATCATCTCCACGGCGGCGCGGAAGTCGTAGCCGAAGGCGCCGGCGGCCTCCGGCTGCGGCACGAAGCCCGCCCGGACCTGCGCAATCAGCGCCGTGGTGTCCTTCAGCGGATCGATCATCTCGTGCGCGGGCGGGACGTGGCTGACACCGTCCGGGATGTCCGTCCCCCACAGGCCAAGCAGTGCGCCCTGGGCGTGGAAGCGGTCCGCGATGGGCCGCACCAGCATCGGGATCAGCATGCCGTACTGCACCTGCTCGCAGAGACGGCGGAACTCGATCTTACCGGCGCGGAGGCTTGAGTAGTTCGCCTGCGTCAAATCGCCGGAGACCTGGTCGTAGGTGAGGCCCGCGCCCACGGCGGCGGCCTCAAGCGCGCGTCGGGCGAAGGCCGCGTGGCTGCCGCCACCGCTCGGATTCACCACCTCCACGGATCCCATGCCGCGACGGTAGAGGATCATGCCGGGCTCGAAGCTCTCGACCGTCCGGCCCTGGGCGTCCCGGAGCAGGCCGGCCGCGGCGCCGGTGAGCGCCTCGTCGCCTTCCTCGGTGACCACCGCGGCGAGGCACGCCTCGATCTTGGCCTTCATCAGCAGCGCGGCCTCGTAGTCGCCGAGGTCGCTCGCTGGCCGGGATGCGCTGGCTGCTCTGCCAGGTGGCCCCGGGAAGGATCCACGCCGCGCCCGGATGCACCCGGTGCAGCCAGTAGCCGACCGGCTCGCCCGCCTCGCCGAGGGCGATGCCCTGGATCGTCGGCGCGCCCTCCATCATCCCGTTGCGCCCCGTGTCGAGGTGGTCGCTCTCCAGTACCTGCAAGCGCAGACCGATCGGGTTCGCCGGTGAGGGCTGCACCATCAGGAAGCGGACGAAGCATTCGCCGCTCTCGACCACCGCCCGCATGGCCAGCGCCTGCAGGCCGTAGAGGTCGAGCCGCCCCTCGGCGTCGCAGGCTGTGCTCTCGGCCCAGCGCTGCCAGGCGCGGCCATGCGCGTCGTCGGGCCAGCGGGTGGTGATGCCGGCGCCGACCGCATTGCCGGTCCACAGATCGACGATACGGCTGGCGTAAGGATCGTTGCGGACGGCATCGCGCGCGCGGCGGGCGACCGTCGCCGCCGCC